TGTCAACTGGATTGTGCCAGTTACCTCCCCGTCTGCGCCGACGATATTCAGTTTTATTTATTCAGGAAGTATCAGGGTAGAACGGCGGCGAGCGTTCCCCCAAAGAAAAGAGTCATTGCTGTTCCCAATGTTAAGGTGGCGGTTGTGAAATTCATCGTCTCCTCCATAGGTCTAAATTATATAGTCATTATGTATCATACTGATACAAAAGTCTGTCACAACCGCTACTGATTTCTACTCAATTGTATTGATTTAAAGATAGTCTTTACGTTGATGATGTTCTGGAACAATCTTACCTAGTTCAATAACTAAGAGCCCATCCTCAAATTCAACTGATCTAACTTCCGTTTCATCTGATAAGGTCCATGCTCTTGTGAAAGATCGTTGAGCCATTCCTCTGTGGAGATACTCTGTTCCAGATTCTTTATCTTCTTTTTGTCCTTCAACAAAAAGTTTACCGTCTTGAGTGTAGACATTGACTTCTGCCTTCTTAAATCCTGCTAGTGCGATTTCAAGTCTTGACTCTACGTTGCTGACTTGAACCAGATTATATGGCGGATAATTCGATGTGGTTTCGTGGAGTTTAAACACACGATCGAAGTATTCGTCGAGACCAATACTGTTTCTATTTATACGGTCTAGCAGGGCAGGAAGATCCGCTGCGGTATAACGCATGAGATTTGTCATTTTTCTTAGCTCCTTGTAAAAGCGAGTTTGTGTTGTGTGGACCCTTACGGCATCCACTACTAATTATACAAGAAACACAAAAAAAACGGGTGTTGAAACCCGCTCCTTATCATTCGGTTTCTTCTACTCGTTTCTTCTTGGAACCAATATTGTATTTGGTTTCCAGAATCCAGTCACCCTTGTCCTTATAGGCAAGAACTTTAATTTGATTCAATGGAGCAATATCTTGAATCTTATCCAAATCAACAATAGAAATTAATCCCCAATCGGCAAGAAGTTGAGCAATGCGATTGCGTCTTTGCACATCATTCTGTGTCAAATTGGCATGTTTACCGTCTAGTGCAAAAAGTTCTTTAAAGTGAACTAAAAAATATCTACCTTGCTTATGTAAAATGTGACAAGATTGATAGATCTTCTTTTCTTTTCGTGATGCAACTCCAATACGAGTCAAAGTTTCACGAACTTTTAAAAAGTCATCTGGTTCGTTAAGAACCACTTCTATCATTTGATCAGGTGCCCATTTCACTTCAGCTTCTCTAACAACACTCATTTTTTTCCTCCAGTGTCAAATTTCGATTTAATAAAATTAAGTTGTTCTTTTGTTAGAATCTTCAAAGATTGCTTTGCCTTTTCATTACTATAACCATAATATTGTTTGACATAATCAAGATCTTTGATTTTATCTTGTCGGATCCAGGGAGAAAATCTCTTCTTTTTCCTCACAATATTTATAAGAAAGTCATACTGCATCTTTTTTGAAAGAAAATGATATTGATTGAGTTCATTAGCAAACATCAATGTATCAATATGTCCAGAAAAACAACGATTGATAATATAAGGAGGATATTCCTTCTCAAGTGAAGGATCTTCATCGATCAAATTCTTTTTAGTTTGATTGATGGAATTGAGCCAGTCTTTGAGTTCAGTCACAGGTCAAAAAGAATTTGAGTCAAGATATTATTCTCCACCCTTTCCGTAGGGTAGTTAGTGACAAGAAGTTCCGTCTTTACATTCTCATCAGTACCTTTCTCTCCACGATGTGCCATAGAATATCGAAGTTTCCATTCACGAAGATAATAATCTTTATAAAGTTCCAGCAATCTATCATTTACATTGTAAGTAATCATAAACTTATGAGGACACTTATAAACATCTTCAGCAAACCTGTCATGATCAAATGACTTATGCATTTCACGATCCTTTCCATAAAGGAAGTCCTTAATATCATATGGAGGATCGAGAAATACAAATACATCTTGTCCAGGAGCATTCATAACTTCCGAGTAATCAAGATTGGTAATTTTCCACTTTTGAGTGAGTTGAGAATATTGCTTGAGTTTCTCAATTCCAACAAAGGAAAAATTAGATCGAGCAGCAGTCTGAGAAAAGGTACTATTTTCAGTAAGACCAGAGAAACTACACTTATTCAAAACAAAAAAACTAATAGCACGATCCAATCCGTCTTGATGGTTAATATTATCCCGTGTCCGATCAAAAAGTTCTCTATGTGCAGCATCTTTATCGTCTTGCGTCTGATAATTTGATGCCTTTGTCTTAATAGCATTCAATTGATTAGAAAGTTCTTCACCATTGTCTCTGAGTTGAATCCAAAAATTATAGAGTGTCACATACTTATCATTGATCCATACAGGAATATCTGGGTATGCTTGAGTTGCATAAAATGCAACAGAACCACCACCAATAAATGGTTCACGATATTCTTTAAAGTTTTCGGGAAACCAAGGAGCAAGTGTCTTAGTTGCCTTAGATTTTCCTCCAGGATAACGAAGACAGGTTTTAAGAGGGAAAGTTTTCACAGACATAATCAATGGGATGATACTTCAAATACTCATGAAAGGTCATTTTCATTTCCTTATGAGTCATGCCGCAGTGCTTTGCAGCAGCAGGCAACGTCATTCTAGCACGAAACAGTGCTTCATTTGCCTCGTTCACGTTTTCTGGACTGGTCTTCACTTTTGGTTCTACCAGTTTAGTTTTATCAATGACTAATAGTCCCATCGTTCCCTCCAACTAATTCTCCAACCAAAGTATGAGAAAGAAGATTTACACTGTCTGCCATAACACGATATCCAGCACCGACATAAAGTTGACCAACAACTACGGCAACTGTACAAACTCCCCAGAAGTAATAGTACATTCTAGATTTAACTTGATGATTCTTTTTCATTTGAATTCACATTCCACCATTAATTCGGTTAAACAAGCAAGCATATTTATCTCTTGATCGGCTACAAATGCCGCCTGATACTGATACTTAGCAAGCACAAGCACAGCAGCAGGAATGCTATTGTTTTCAAGGGATGAATAAAGAGCATCGTAAATACGCCTAAGCAATACAGTAGTATCATTATCCAGATTAGATACCACCCACTTCCGAACTTCTGGAAAGTTTTTCTCTTTAAGATTTTTAATGAGATCATTTACGGCAACATCAGAAAAAGTAGCAAGAATACCAGAATCAATTCTCCCACTAACAGAATATCGTTGGCACTCATTAAGTACACGTCTCCAATCGGGAAAATGCTTATTGATTAATTCTACCAGGACCTTGTTATCATATTCAACACTTTCTGCAACCAAGACTTCTTGAAGTCGTTTGAAGAATTGTGCTGCAATACTTTGCCTCTCTTTACCTTTAATGGAAAAATCCACAACGGCACATCTTGAGTGGAGTGGCTCGATGATTTTGTTTTTGTAATTGCAGGTGAAGATGAATCTGCAATTACCAGCAAATTCCTCAATAAACGCCCGTAGGAGGAGTTGTACGTCGTTCCCCGTATTGTCTGCTTCGTCAATGATGACAACTTTGTGTTTAGCAGTTGACGCAAGTGATACGGTCGAAGCAAAGTTTTTCGCATTGTTTCTGACAGTATCGAGGAATCTACCTTCGTCGGATCCATTGATGACATATACATCTACTCCAAGTTCGTTACAAAGTGCCTTAGCAACTGTGGTCTTTCCAATACCAGGAGGACCAGCAAGAAGCATATTGGGAATCTCACCTCTCTTCAAAAACTCACGAAACATTTCTTTCGTGGCATCTGGAAGAATACATTCTTCGATAGTTTTAGGTCGATAACGTTCTACCCAAATAAAATCACTCATAATAAATTACTCGCCAATAGTGTGAATCACTGGTTTTTCATGTGCCAGTATACGATACAAGTCTGCGTTTTGTCCAGCAGAAACTGGGACAAATTCTTTCTCTGGGTCAAACTCATCATCACGAATTGCCTGGTTGATGACAATAGAACCATCTTCACCAGAAATGCTACGATGATAAGTACCAATCGGAACTACAAGAGCACCAGAAGAACGATTGAGATGAACAATATGATAGGGATACTTCCACTCAGGGTTTACAAGTTCAAATGTTCTCATGCCAGATAGAACACGATTATGATCCACCTGATGATAGTGAATGTAAAACTGTTTTGCACCAATAACATCATTTGGGGGTGAGGTGGCGGGTCCAGTATGGACAACCAGGTCAGATGCATTGGAGTTTTCTACTGAAATATCATAAAAGATGACAGAATCAGTTTCACGAAATACTCTATGTTTTTTAAAATTAACTTCACTCATAACTATTCGATTGGTCGAATAAACTCTTGACTAACAATATCACGAGATTTCAGTTCTCGCTTCATCCATTCTACACCCTTTTGAGGATCTGTGTGATCCCCGCAGGTGAAGATATCACATACTGCCATACCCAACTCAGGCCAAGTGTGAATGCTGATATGAGATTCAGCAAGCATTGCAACACAAGTTACACCTTGAGGTTGAAACTTGTGAGAGTTCAAAGCAAGCAGAGTAGAGTTGCATTCTTTAGATGCCATATAAACAGTATCTCTGATCCACCCTTCATCATCAAGAAGTTCAGAGGGACATTCTTTAAGAGTGAATAAAATATGTCTCATCAATTAAAATTAGAATCTGGTTCCAAAGCAATATAATATGTAAGATTATATTTACTATTAGTAAATTGAGACAGAAGTTTAGAGGATACTATTACATCATAAGGACCAGGAATGATCTTGATGTTTTCAACTTTAAAGTTGAAAGTAAACTCTTTATCAGTCTCACCAACTACAATAGCATACTCATTAGAGGTATCATTTTTCTTATCACGGACAACCAGTTTAATAACACCTGCCTCACCAATAGCAGAAAGATCAGGAAGTTGATAAACTGCTGCTGCCTTCAAAAGTTTTTCGAGAGTTACACTGTCCATCTGAAAACAAATGTCTTTAGATGGTAGATTAATCTCTTTTTCTGGTGGAGCAATGATTACGTTTGGGTCAGCAAAGAAATACTTTACTCGACGTTTGCCCTCTTTGATACTCAAATAACTATCTTGCTGAAAGTCAAGATCAGGATCTTGATGAAGACTCAAACCATTTAAGAATTGATTCAAATCATAAATTGCAAAATCCCGAGGAAACTCTTCTAAAATCTCTGCCTCAGCAAGAATGTTCTTTGCAACAGAAATAGTACGAAGTTTATTACCCTGTTTTACAAGAATAGAATTGTTGATTCCAGCAAAGTTTTTAAGAATTGCGAGAGTATTGTCAGATAATTTCATAGTTTGTTCTTTTAGTTTCATAATTACTGATTGTAAGTTTCACGAACAGCATTCTTATCATTGAAGTTCATGAGTAGAACTGCATAGTGTAGAATCTTCATAATGTCACGACGGGCACAACCCTTCTTATCGTAACGAGAAGCATACTTCAGAATGTTGCTTCGGCAGAATGCTTCACCATCTCCACATGCTTCAATCAGATCAAGGGTTTGAATCTTGTCATCACCAGCAGAATAATGCTGAGTGTAAGTTCCTCGAATATATTCAAGTAGTTCTTTTACAATTTCCTCTTCGTTGTATTTCCAAGGAGTTGCTGGAGAGTTAGGAATAATGTCAGTCATGTTTGGATTATTAATCAAAAATTCGTAATCACTGTGTCCCCAAGGGCGCATACCATCATCAATAGTTTCGTTCATCTTTAGTTCATCATAAAGTAAGGACCAAGAATTAACCATAGCAGAAAAGAAAATCATTTACAAGGGACTCTGATTTTTCTTTTCCAAATTTATTGGAAAGATAACCACTCACAGGATCTAACTTTTTCATATAAGAATCAAAGTCACAATAGGTGGAAAAATCAGTTCCATTAGGTTGTTCACATTCTAGCATATCCTTGTAAACAGTCAAGTATTTTTTAAAGATGTCAAGATGTTGATCAACTTCAGACATCGTGCATTTGGCAACATATACATTCTCAGAGAAGTGATTGCCTGGTTCAAAGAATCGGAATGAACCATCTGCCTTTGGAAGGTCTGGATGAGAGAACAAATAGTTTTCCACTGGATGTTGAAAGTCAAATACAATAATAACTTTCTTATCAAAGAAACCCATCAGATCCATACCAAAACAAGGAAGATTGCTACCAGTTCTAGGATAGATAATGTTGTTGTAAATACAGGATTTGTTATCCCATATCTCAACTTCTCTGGATTTGAGAATGTGTTTAGTGCTGTAGATCTTGGCAGAAAGAGAGGTATTGTTTTCCTCCCAATCTGCCCAATCGCAAATGTTCTCT